TTCTCTACGATAACACTTGATACGATCTCAGAGTTCCGCCGCAGGATCCCGATATCTAGCGCCATTGAGCGCATCCAGGTCTGTCTGGATATGGACATAATTGAGACCGATCTCCCGCCTGCGTCTACTGCGCGTATCGCAGTAGAGCCAGCCGGCGACTTCAGAGTGTATTTTGGAGCAGAGAGCTTCTCACTGCTTAACGCTACCAATATAGAATCCTTGCCATTTTATCTACAAGCGACGCCAGCCGGGCAATACAGCTTTACTGTTGATCCCGGCCAGTTTGCTTTCTTTGCTGCACCTGCCCGTGACTCAGTAGTCTTCTCCGTGGGCTACTTTACTGAGATAGGCAGTGTTATCAGCGAAGGTATCCTTTATAGTGTCTACAGATCCAACGTTCCCGGCCTCGGGACGATATCTTTCGAGGTGAGTTTATAACATCTTGCAATAAATAAAAATCTACTCGAGATAATCGGTGTACCGATCAATTAATGTTTTTTTAACAGGCTAGAGCTGAACCAGCACTTTGGGGTCTTTAATGGCAAATATTCCAGGAATCAATACTCGCGTCCGCCCCGGCGTTTTCGTCAGACAGAGAGTTCGCACCAATACCGTCAGCATTGCTGGCGGTCTGCGCACTACCCTCATCATGGGCGAGGGCCGCGCAGAGGAGACTCTTGCGTTCCAGGCCCGCGGTGGCGGCCTCGACGGCGTAAATCCCGACTTCAGCGGCAATACAAATGCTCCGGATGGCCGTCACTTCCAGATCTCCCAGATTGATCTAGTTCCGAATCGTACCGATATTCGCAAGAATGGCGTTGCTCTGCGCGTACTGGAGCAATCAATCACTGCAGGCGCATTTGACTCGCGCTATGACGTTCGTGTTGACCCGCTAACTGGCCGCGTTCAGCTCCAGGGCGCTAGCCTCCAGGACTTCGGAACAGAGAGCGGCCTACCAGTCTATTACAAGCGTTTTGCCTCGAACTCGGGTAACGGAACCCTTGATGTCTCGACTACCTCGCTTCTCAGCACGAATGCACAGCCAGAGACCTGGACCGTGCGCTGCACTGCTGTTTCAAAGGACGGCACCGGCACGATAATCCCTGGTCGTGCTCTTTTCTCGGTAACCGGTTCGGTAACCGGCGCTGTTCGTGATACGGCTGGCGACCAGATTCGCTGGAAGTCAGACGGCAATTCGTACAGCAACGGCGTTCTGCAGTTCTCGATCACCGAGGGCAGCCAGCCATTCAACGTTGGTGATAAGTTCGTCGTCACTGTTAATAGCGGCGTACTTGTAACCGGCGACAGCCTTGACGCTGTTTATATCGCAAATTCTTTTGTAAACGATCCTCAGGAATTCTTCTCTCCTACCGATCTGTACGCGAAGCACGGCCAGCCCAGCGAAGACAACACTCTTGCTCTCGGCGCTGCCATGGCATTTGAGAACGGCGCAGCTTCTGTAGTTGCGCTACAGTGCAAGCCACCGGTTCCGCGTCAGACCTCAGAGCTGCTTATGGCAGCTGACAATCCCCTTAGCATAGAGGTCGAGGGCGCAACTGGTAACGAGGACATGGAGGATTGCATTTTCGCAATCAATGGCGGCGGCACCCCCGACACCGACTCCAAGATCAATGTTTTTGTAGTCAACCCGGACGGCAGCGAAGAGCAGATCCGTACGCTTGACAAGGCAGAGTTCTATGACCCAGCCAATGGCGACTCGATGCTCGCGGTCTACACGAACTTCTCCGCAGTAGCTACAAACTCCTACACGGCAGTCATGCTGCTTGAGATGCTCCAGGAGGGCACCGACGGCTATGTCTATGACCTAGGCGGCGACACGTTCTTCCAGACAACCACGGGCGTATTCTCGGCCAGCGATGTTGGCAACTTCATCGATATCTTCGATGCTGGCGCAACCAACACCTTTGGTCGCTACGAGATCCTAGATGTTGGCGACGGCTACGGCGCGACCGGAATTGTCAAGGTGCTGCTGAATACGTCTGTTACCGGCTCAGTTGCCCAGAGTGGCAGCGATCTGCGCTGGTTCCTGCTCAACAGTGACACCGAGAGCAGCTCGGCATACTTCTGCCTGAGCGATGACATTGTTGACCTGCACCTCACGGCTGGCAAGGGCCTCCGCATTCAGTACGTAGACGTTGACGATGCAGATTATTTTGACACGAATTGGCTGCAGGGTTACCAGGCTGCCGAGCAGGTAGACGTACAGTTTGTTGTCCCTCTCCCCCGTCAGGCTATTAGCAATATCTTTGCCGCTGGCAAAGCACACGTTCTTTCTCAGAGCACGATTCTGAATGCTCAGGAGCGCATCCTGATCTGCGGTGCAATCAATGGTCTGGTACCAGAGAATCTGACTGGCGCCGAAGATGCAGCAGTTGAAAATATCGGCATCTTCGAGGGCATCCAGGGCGATGATCCGCAGGAAGTGCTAGACGGCGACATCGAAGATCTTGCCAACTACTCGGTACTTGATGCATTCGGCGACACGCAGCGCGTCATCTATGTCGGCCCCGACCAGATTGTTCGTAATCTCGGTGCCGCAGGCAATACCGTTCTCTCGGGCTACTTCATGGCTCCGGCTCTTTCCGGCTACCTGAGCGCCAAGTCGTTTGTTGCAGAGCCTGCCACAAATAAGACTCTTGCTGGCTTCTCTATCCCGCGTTCACGTTCGTATCGCCCAAGCGTCGTAAACAGCCTTATTGCTGCAGGCGTATGCTTGCTAGAGCCGGTTGCTGGTGGTGGCCGCATTGTTCATGGTATTACGACTGCTTCCTCGGGCGCAGCTGAAGACGAAGAAATCTCGATTGTAGAAGTTCGCGACTACGTCGTACGCGTTCTGCGAAATGGCCTGCGCAGCTTTGTCGGCCGTATCAATTCACCAACAATTCTACAGGAGCTTTCTGCTGCTGTTGACAAGATCATGCGCGCAATGGAGACACAGGGACTTATAACGGGCTATGCCGACATTGTCGTCTCAATTAATCCCACAGATGCGCGTCAGGTAGATATCGGCGTTCGCGCATTCCCAGCGGGTCCGCTAAACTACGTGTTTGCCGATATAGAATTCACGCTAGGCGGCTGATAGAGTTTTTAGGAGTTAATAATGGGCTACCCCTATACTGGATCATCTACAACATCGGCTACCAGCACCGGCCTATCTACACAGATAATTGTGAAGGTAGACGGCGTCGCTGTCGGCGGTATTCAGACAATGAATATCGACCAACGCCGTGACGTACAGAGAATAACGGAAGTTGGCACAGACGGCACAATCGAGCTTGTTCCGCGCAGCGCGACGACCTTTGAGCTAACGATTGATCGCATTTACTTTGATCGCAAGACGATCACAGAGGCTCTAAACCGCCAGTTTATCAACATTCAGTCACAGCGTTACCCGTTCGATATCTACGTCTACGACATGCAAAATGTGACCGCTGCGAGCGTATCGTCAGCTGCCGGTGGCGAAGCAGATACCGGTGCATTTGACGTGGCTCCTAATGCAACCGCAGGTATCATGGTAACTGTGTACGAGAATTGCTGGATTACGAGCAAGCGTGAGTCGTACACGACCAGCGACTACGTTATTACCCAGAACGTAGCTGTTGCTGCCGAGTTCTGTCACACGTTCATGGACAACGCTAATACAAGCGTTGCAGACGCCCGCGGTCCAGCTCTTGATGATAGCGAAGAGGGCAAGCTGCGCAAGCTCGAGCGCCTCGTTGACCGCGCTCGTCCGGGCAGCCTTGACGCCCGTGGCGTTGGCGGCGTAGTATTCTGAATCTGACAGTTAAATACTGAGGAAAAGGCCCGCTTATAGCGGGCTCTTTTCGTTGTAACTGTACTAGGCCAATAAGGCAAAAAGAGGAGTAAAGTGGAAAAGAATAAACCAGGCAAAACGCCATTCATTCATCCGAGCTTAGCGTCGGCAAATACCCCAAATCCAACACCGGCTCAGCGCGGCAAGTCGCGCATCGCCCCAGGTGCAGCGCGCGGCGTAGTCATCGAGCACGAGGCTCCACCAGAAACCGCTTCTTCGCGTTCGTCTATTCCGCCAGAGCTACTAGTGTCTCCGCCACAGCAGGAACCAGATGCTCCTACGGGGGAAGCTGCAAAGATTGAGCAGCGCAAGCATGATGTGATCAACAGGCTATTGCTATTTACCCAACCTATGTACAAGACCGTGGAGCTAGGCGGCATGCAGTTCCGTTTCAAGGTTATGACTCCTTCGGACACAGCACACGTCATCAAGATCTTTAATGCCATGCCAGAGGACGAGCAGACGCTTATGCGCAACCGCATCCTGAATCTGGCTGCCGCTCTCATCGATGTAGACG